GACGATCAGCCGAAATATGATGTATCGCTCATATATCGGGGAATAATCTATGCAGGTTTAGGAGGAAAAACTAAACATGAGGCTAAAACGATAGCAGCATCCGCTGTTTTACAAGGAATGGCGGGCAAAACAAAAACTCCCGACCAGCAAACAACATACGACGCTTGGATAAGAGACTTGACAGCTGAGAATATCGAATCGAATCCAGGGCCAATCACTCAGGCGGATCTGGATGAATGGAATAAACAGGCAAAAGAGAATCAAGTGGTGGAGGAAGTGTTCACTGCAGTGGATGTCGATGTATTACCTGATCTTTCAGCAGGCCCAGTTTACCAAGATTCTCTTGCTAACTATGACCTCACTGATCCAATTGTATACCACATGTTGTTCAAGGCAGGTAAAGTATCACGGAAGCAAATTCCAGTTAATCGAACAGGAAAGAAGGTATCAGAGAAAACTAGAATAGTTAAGTTGAACAATGGCATGATCGAGAAAGTAGAAACACTTGAAGTAGATGTATCAGATGATCCAGAAATACGTCATGCTCAGATGGAAAAGAAGTTCGAAATAATAGACGGTCATATTTCCAACCATATTGAAGAATTGTTAGAAAAGACACCACACACAGAACTGGCTAGTGAATATGTTGATCATGTCAGGCAACTGGCAAAACTGAATTCCAAAGTCGGAAGCTATTTTGACGTTATCTGTAGCATATTGGATATCCAGACCAGCAACAGATTTGCCTTATTACAAGGAGTGGAATATGAGGACGAACCTACCTATGAGCAAGCTATTTTGAAGCCAAAATATACGCCAGCGAAAAAAGAAAAAGAAAAAGACAAAGACCAAAAAAATTGTCATGACCAAAATAAACCCAAAGCCTAAAACAGACGCTGAAGTTGAAGAGGAAAGGAAGCAAGTAAAGATACGTATCTCTAATACTATCAAAGGAAACATGCCTTCAATAATCACCTGGCTGAAAAAGACTATGTCTCCAAAGTTCAGAGATTCTGTATTGGAACTAGTATGGGGAAACAACTGGGAAGAGATCACCGATATGGATCAATATCAATGGTATGCATTTTGTTCGGTCAGAAATTTAGACAAAAGCACATTGTTAGAAGGCTTGACGACATTTGACAAGAAATTTTCCGCATATAATGATGAGGAGCGAACAGCTATTTTTAAAACATTTGGCTTATGTTACGGACAATCATTAGCAAAATCTCACAATAAAGTGATGCATGCATTGAATGGTAATGTTTTGATTAAGACTCATGATGAACTAAAAACCATGCCATTATATCGCAGCGTCATTGCTAAAAACGATGCAACCATGCCTTTATTAACGGGAAACGAGATGCAGTGTTTGATCAACAACATAACTGGTGATTTGAACACTAACTTGTCTGCACCCTATTATCAAGATAGATTAAGAGCAAATGGGGTTACTGCAGAAAACACTGTATTGCACAATATTGCTATAAGCTTACCAAATACTAATCTTCAATCTGTCACAGTCGCGCCGGATGGTGAAGATTGGGAACCTATTAATGGATTGAACTTGCGTGTGTCCAAAATGAATACTGCAACATATATGGTAAATTCAGTTGCACGATCGAAAATGGCATTGGCTATTTCTGAAAATATAACGCTACAAAACTTTTCCACTTGGCGTAAAAATAACATCTCATTGGCAGGGTTCAGCTCGCGAGACATAGTTAACATGGCAAATACGATAAATGTGAAGGGATTAAGCACTGAACAAATATGTATGAAGATAGAATTGTTGCATTCAATAATGGCTTTGAGAGCCGATCCGAGCGCGATAAATTCATCATTGTTCCAAATGACAGATACTGAAATTACACCAACATTGGAAACTCCAGCAACAGTGTCTTTTAACGACGTTGCAGATCCGGAAGATCTGTTGAATGGCATTAATTGTGGAGGACACATTGACCCAGTGTTTCCATTTAGCGGAGTAAGTGGGGTGTTGGCTTTCCATCAGTCAATAGATACCGTGCCAACTGAAGGAAACAGACGAAGTAACGTCATATTCATGAACACGGGGCTAATGGACGCGGGGAGAGATTCACAAGAGAATATTGCTTTACACACTATGATGTGGGCCGAATGGCCTTTCTGCATGTATGTGGTAAACAAAGAAGTACAACTGGAAAACCCAGAATTGGAGCCTACGAAACAGCCTTTTGTGCCTAATCAAACACTAACAAGTGTTCCTGGGCGTTTCATATTGGATATAATCTTGCCAAGGAAAGTATCGGACAGCGATCCGACAACTGGGCAAATGGCAAACGCGATGGCTACAGTTGTTCCTGAATGGGGACCGACATATATTGGGCCTGAAGACAATACAGGTCCACAACCGCGAACACCAATTCAGATCAACTTCTTGGGAGGTGAAACAGTGGAAGTGAATTTATGTCATTATTTGTGTTCATGGGCTGAACAATTTGACGTTACCACAATTATACAATACTTAAATAGAGTTAATACAATAATCGATATAAGCAAAACAATGCGTGTAGTACACGATTTGAATGTAGCTTTGTGTATGAACTATCCTCCGCTGATGTTGGCTGAAGGAGGCCAAAAATCTCCAGGGTCAGGTTCGGAGGCAGCAACGAACAGAAGTTATTCATCGGGATTTGAAGTATCAAGACACATTGGACGATGGGGTGAATATTCAAATGTGTCTTGTGATATGCGATTGTATGAAACAGATAGTCAAATGTGGAATATGGCAACTTTGGGGTTATTACAGGGAATTGACATTGTCGTTGGAGCATTTAACTCGCTTCCTGTCTACCTGGGACACCCTAAGGCAAATTATTGGGAACGGCTGGAATCAATCTGCATGGCAGCTGTGTGGCAAGTGTTCTATCACATGTCAGGCCTAACATCGGAAGCATGGCAGCAGGCATATACTAATGTGCAGTCACAGTTTTTGCAGATGAAGGCTAGAGCATTGTTTTCAAATGAGACTACAAACGGGTATCTCAAATCCAGTAGAATGGGGCCTGTATTGACTGCATGTTATAAGAACATGTATGATAGGTCACCCGCAGTGACACAGACTATATTTGGCGAAGGAACCATGGACATCTCGCATTTTGGAAGGTGGTTGGCTTATAATGATTTCGCCGGAGTGTATAGTGATGACGAGACGTTATCACGATTTCTGCCTCCAACGATTGTAACTGATGTGTGGGTGTATTACCCTGCAATGACTTTACCACTAGCGATGTGTCCATTTTCACCCCCACAGGAATCTGACGGAGTAAAGGGATTCAATCATTTAGATGACCCGAAGTTGACGGCTCAACCACTGACCATTCATTTGTTTGGAACATATAGTGACGTTCCTATGACTAGTTGTACTCATTATCCAGTCAAAGGAGGCCCGACTGCCAATGATAAGGACGTTTGGAATGCAAGGTTAATGCTAACGGGCCCAAATCGTCAATTCGTAACTAGAAATGGTTTACCAGCAGCCGATGGTGCATTGCCTACTGGAATGTTGCCTGTCGGAAGAGATATTGCATTGTTTGATGGTGAAATAGCGAGTGTTGAGTATTTGGATGCATCTACCACGTGTGTGCCATTTATGGCAAGTGATGCGACGAGGATATATCTTGCAACGGATGTTCCAAATGCTACGTTGATCACAAAAGCTTGCAATAAATCCGCAACTCTAGCTAGGGGAATACTACTTTTGGGTGATATTACGCGGGCACCAGACTTTCCAGCATTGGCAGAATTTAATGATTACATGCTTGATGCCGCTAATAGCTATTTTTTATCGAAGACAGATGTTGCGATTGCGCCGCAAGTGGATATCGCAGCGATCACTGCTGGAGCGCCAAATGCCGAATCATTACTGCCACTTTCCGCTCTCTGCACGGCTACGACTCAGCCAGCACCTATACAAGGAGCAGATACGCTGATAGTCTAAAGCTTTATCAACAACCATTAACAACAATTAATCAAAAGAAAATGACAGATCTAAGTGAAGGATTGATACGATTTGGAACCATTACTTGGAAGAAGGTACTGACATATCTATACAACGAGTGTGTTGACGAACCAATTTATCTGTATAGCGAAGAGGAATCATTGGTGCCAAGAGTCAAAGGCGATTTAGCAATAAGAAGAATGAGATTGAAGGATTTATTAAGAGTCGTGGACAAGGATATAGCAATGTATTTTAAACATAATCTAGGAATGTTAGACATAATAACGTATACGAACGTGATGTGTTGGGCGATGATATGGGGAATACAATGTGTGATTGATCTGCATAAAACGGGATTACTCAACTCATTCAACACTATCAGAACGATTGGTTCAAAACTATCTTCATACGTGAAACGTTTTCCCAACGAGGAAGATGACGCGAAGAGGAAGATGGCAGAATTTAACTGTCTGACAGGTTATTTGCAGAACGATCCAGATGATTTTAACTTTGATGAAGATTTCAGGTTGTTGGCAACTGGTGGGAACAGGAACGATGATAGACAAACATTCCAACGCTATGTTGACGAAGTTATGACGATACAATCGTTGCCTAATTATATAAGCTTCGAGGATTTTGTTAGGTCTGGCAAGTGGATAACATCAGGAAGTTCCTCAATAGGAAAAGTGGAATGGGAATTTGGTGAAGATAGTGGCCACTTTAAAGCAAGGAAAAATATGGTGTTGGATTTGTATACCGCGGATGAGATTTACGATCTGGCAAAAGCATGGGACGGTAAACTGATAAATTCCGTGTTTACAAAAGATGAATTGAGCAAGAGAAGATTGGCAGTGGCATCGAATTTAGCGGCTTATATCAATCACAGCTGGATAATGACACTGTTGGGACATAGTTTTAAGAATTGGAATTTTATTACGTTGGATGAAACACCACGTGCTGGATTTGAGCGGACACTGAGATTGCAGGATGAATTGAAGAACGGAATGTTTGCACTACCTTGGGATTTCAAAGGATTCGATAGACAGCCTAATACTTGGGAAGTAAAAATGATTACAGCGAAAGTGGCAACATTAATTAGACATAAAGTTCCTAACAGTGAAGCTATGGAGTTCGAAGATATATCGTCAAAAATAGTGGATGCATATGATCAAAATTTTCTTTTCGCAAAACAGCAAGGACTAAAAGCTAGACAAAAAGGTGGTATTCCATCGGGTATCAGGCCAACAAGTTTTATAGGAAACGTTTGGAATAGCATTAGAACAACTCAAGTTCGGGACATAACGGAGAAAGTGTTTGGAAAGGGTAGTGTTAGAATGATAGGCTTGAGAGGAGACGACACATATATAACTGCGAAGTCTCCTATAGTCCTTCTTTTCTTTAGGTATTGTTATGCTTCTCTGGACGTTATTGGGAATAATGAGAAGTTTGGGATAATGCAGAATTGTTGTGAATTTTTACGACAAAATATCACTCCGGAAGAAGTACATGGTTGGCCTAATCGTGCAATACCCTCAATATTTCAACGCAAACCATGGAACCCGCAACCATGGAAACCCGGAAGCGACGTGGCAACTACAACGAATAACATATATCTACTCGAACGAAGACTGGGGTTTGCAGTGCCGCTTGTTCATCAAGCAAACAAACTCAAATGGTCAAAATTCACGAATCAGAGTACAAACTGGCTCCATTTGCCAGTTAGGATGGGCGGTTTAGGGCTTTATTCTTTTAATGGCTGGGTGACTGATTGTAGCTTACCACCTACAACTCAACCATTAATCAGGATTAAAGACTTGAAAACTGACAAACCACCAAAATGGATAAATTTAACAACCGAGGAATTGGGCGAATATTATCAGATGGAATTTAGTGACAAGATAGCAGCGGACGATGTCAGAGGACCGCAAAAGCACTTTGGAACTGAATTTATCAATAAACTACGAAGACTAAAAGTCCAGTGGTCAAAGACCCAAATCATGCTGAATACAATACGCTACACTGCAAAGTGTCCAAAACTAAATTCTCGATGGCCTAAAGGCAAGTATGTTGATCAAAAATCAACAAACGATCTGTTTCCTATATTTTCTGAATTCATGCGACAATGTCGATTGGTCTCAAAGATTAAGAAAATAAAGATGATGGACTACATCGACAAATACTATCACGGAATTTATCTGAATATCAGAAAATTCGAACAGAATGGCTTTCATCGGACAGATGCGGTAAATTTGGCGTTAGGAATAATTCCAACAGAACCAACAAAGATATTGAATCCACTATTAACAGCGTTTGTTAAGGAGACAATTTATCAAAACGGGATTACATATTGGAAAGGCAGGAAGAACATCGCAAACAAGCTCTACTTTACAACCATGATGGCAGTTGATACTCTGCAATCATCAGGAGCAAATAAATTGTTTGCATATTAAAA